GTTTGGAATATTATCAAAGTCTGGACCTGATGCGAAGAAGATGTTTACGGACAAGGTTGTACCGATATCGGTTAATTACCCCTTCTTTTTCAAGCCGATACAGGACGGTATGGACAGGCCAAAGACAGAGCTCGCGTACAGAGTACCTGCGACGAAATACACCCGTAAGAAGCTCGAGAACAACGAGACGCTTAGAGAGCTCGACGGTCTCGACACCACGATCGACTGGAAGAATACCGGTGACAACTCGTACGACGGTGAGAAACTCAGGTTACTCGTCCACGATGAAAGCGGCAAATGGGAGCGTCCGACAAACATCCTCAACAACTGGAGGGTTACGAAAACGTGTCTCAGATTAGGTAGTAGAGTTATAGGAAAGTGTATGATGGGTTCAACTAGTAACTCATTAGATAAAGGTGGTGATAACTTTAAAAAATTATACAATGACTCAGACGTCACTCAACGAAATGCGAATGGACAAACTCGCTCTGGATTATATAGCTTGTTTATACCTATGGAATGGAATTACGAAGGATACATTGATTCTTATGGATTACCTGTCTTCGATACGCCGAAGAAGCCAAAGCAAGGACCTCAGGATGAAACAATTGATTTAGGAGTAATAGAGTATTGGGAAAATGAAGTAGATGGTCTTAAAAAAGATCAAGACGCTTTAAATGAATTTTATAGACAATTTCCTAGAACTACTAAGCATGCGTTTAGAGATGAATCAAAAGAATCTTTATTTAATCTAACTAAAATCTATGAACAAATAGATTTTAACGAAGACTTAAGAAATTCTATAAACATAACTAAAGGTTCTTTTCAATGGGAAAATGGTCATCAAGATACTAAAGTTATATTTGTTCCTAATAACAATGGAAGATTTTTAGTAACTTGGGTACCACCTTTTCAATTACAAAATAAAAGATATCAAAAAAACGGCACTCATTACCCAGGAAACGAGCATGTAGGTGCGTTCGGATGTGATCCTTACGATATATCAGGAACTGTAGATAAAAGAGGTTCTAAAGGATCTTTACATGGTCTTACAAAGTTTTCAATGGAAGACGCGCCGCCTAATCATTTTTTCTTAGAATACATAGCTAGACCGCAAACTGCTGAAATATTTTTTGAAGATGTACTTATGGCATGCGTGTTTTACGGAATGCCAATACTTGCTGAAAATAATAAGCCAAGGCTTTTATATTATTTTAAAAAAAGAGGTTATAGAGGTTTCTCAATAAATAGACCTGATAGGAGGTATAGTAAGCTTTCTATAACAGAAAGAGAATTAGGAGGAATACCTAACTCAAGTGAAGATATAAAACAAGCTCATGCGTCTGCAATTGAAACATACATAGAAACATTTGTTGGTTTGAAAGAAACTGGCTATGGTGATATGTATTTCCAGAAAACCCTAGAAGACTGGGCTAAGTTCAATATAAATAATAGAACAAAACACGATGCCTCTATTAGCTCTGGTTTAGCACTTATGGCTTGTAACAAGCATAGGTATTCACCAGTAAATAAAGTAGATTTAAAACCTGTAGACCTAGGTATAAAAAAATATGACAATAGAGGAACTACATCTAAAATAATAAGTTAAATGAATATATACACTAATTCAAATAGCGCGTTTCCAAGTCAAGTTGTAAGCAATGCAGAAAAAGCAAGTATAGATTACGGTAGTCAAGTTGCTATGGCTATTGAATACGAGTGGTTTAAATCTGGAAGAACTAATGGAAATCGATATTTAACAAATTGGAATAATTTTAATACTTTAAGATTGTACGCTAGAGGCGAACAACCAGTTCAAAAGTACAAAGACGAGTTATCTATAAACGGTGATTTGTCTTATCTTAATTTAGACTGGAAACCAGTTCCAATTTTATCTAAATTTGTAGACATCGTAGTTAATGGTATATCTCAAAAATCTTATGATATAAAAGCTTACGCTCAAGATCCTAGCTCTACTAAAAAAAGAACTGAATACGCTGCTAAAATACAGGAAAGCATGATGGCAAAAGATTACATAAATAATCTTAAGCAAGTATTAGGAGTTGATTTATATCAAAAAGATCCATCATTAATTATTCCAGAAACAAAAGAAGAACTTGAGCTCCACATGCAGTTAAACTATAAGCAGTCTATTGAAATAGCTGAAGAAGAAGCTATATCAACTGTTTTTGCTCAAAATAAATACGATTTAATCAGAAGAAGATTAAACATGGATTTAGCTGTTTGTGGTATTGCAGCGGCGAAAACTAGTTTTAATACATCTAACGGTATAAAAGTAGATTACGTAGACCCAGCTTATATGGTTTATTCATATACAGAAGATCCTAATTTTGAAGATATATATTATGTAGGTGAAATAAAGTCTATAACAATACCAGAACTTAAAAAAGAGTTTCCAGATATTTCTAATGAAGAATTAGAGCGTATACAAAAAATGCCAGGCAATAGACAGTATATAACTGGTTGGGGCGGATATGATGAGAACACTGTTCAAGTTTTATACTTTGATTATAAAACATACGAAGATCAAGTATTTAAAATAAAACAAACAGATCAAGGATTAATGAAAGCTATTGAAAAGCCTGATACATTTAATCCACCGGATAGTGATATGTTCGAAAGAGTTTCTAGATCTATTGAGGTTCTTTATACTGGGGCTAAGGTTGTGGGGACTGATACAATGCTAAAGTGGGAACTGGCTGAAAATATGTCTAGACCTTATGCTGATACTACTAAAGTTGAAATGAATTATTCTATTTGCGCACCTAGAATGTACAAAGGTCGTATTGATTCATTAGTTAGCAAATGTGTTGGTTTCGCGGACATGATTCAACTTACGCATTTAAAATTACAGCAAGTGTTGTCACGCATGGTACCAGACGGTGTGTATTTAGACATGGACGGCTTAGCTGAAGTTGACTTAGGTAATGGAACAAATTACAATCCAGCAGAAGCATTGAACATGTATTTCCAAACAGGTTCTATTGTAGGTAGATCACTTACTCAAGATGGTGAAATAAACAGAGGTAAAGTTCCAATTCAAGAGTTACAGACTAGTAATGGTGGAGCTAAAATTCAAAGTTTAATTCAAACGTATCAATACTACTTACAGATGATACGTGACGTAACGGGGCTTAACGAAGCTAGAGATGGTAGTTTACCAGATCGTAATACTTTAGTAGGATTACAGAAATTAGCAGCTAGTGCGTCCAACACAGCGACTAAACATATTAATCAGTCTAGTCTATATATCACATTAAAAACCGCGGAAAATATATCTCTTAAAATAGCTGATGCTTTAAATTTCCCCTTAACAGCAGAGTCTTTAAAAAACTCAATATCTGTATTTAATGTTAAAACATTAAAAGAAATAGAAGAGCTAAACTTATTTGATTTTGGTATATTTTTAGAATTAGAGCCAGACGAAGAAGAGCAAGCTAAATTAGAGCAAAATATACAAGTGGCCCTGCAGAGTGGAGGTATTGATCTAGACGATGCTATTGATGTTCGTCAAATAAAAAACTTAAAATTAGCTAATCAAATGCTTAAAATAAAACGTAAGCATAAAATGATTTTAGACCAACAAAACCAACAGGCTAATATTCAAGCGCAAGCTGAAGCTCAGTCTGAAACAGCTGAAAAAACAGCTATGGCAGAAGTGCAAAAACAAGAAGCTATTTCTGGTACAAAGGTTCAATACGAGCAAGCTAGAACTGAAATGGAGATTAAGAAAATGGAAGTTCAAGCTCAACTTGATAAACAAAAAATGCAGTTGCAGCATCAATATGATATGCAACTAGCACAAATGCAGTCTCAGGCTAGCGCCCAGAAAGATCAACAAAAAGAACAAGCTAAAAATCGGCGTATTAAAATGGAAGGTACGCAGCAAAGTGAAATGATAAGCCAAAGAAATAATGATGGCTTACCTATAAATTTTGAACAACAACAAGACGTTAACGCTTTTATGTAAACGTTATTTAATTATTTAATTATATCATATTATGTCAGAAGTAAAAACAAATGAACCTGTTAAACAGGAAGGTGAGTTTAAAATAAAAAAGAAAAAAACTCCTAAAAAACTAACTGAAACAAAAGATAACATTACAAAAGTAAATGTTAATCCAAAAGAACCTTTGGTTGAATTAGAACCTGAGGTTAAAAAAGTAGTAATTCCAAAACAAGAAGAAAAAGAAGATGCCATTCAAATCGGAGAAACAGAAAAAGTATCTGGAGATACACCATCCGGAAATAGCGACAAGGTGGAAGAATCTGTATCAGAGTCCAACGAGGCTACTGAAGGGTTTTCTCCGATCCAAGAAGTAACAGAAGCTGAAGTTAAACAAGTTGAAGCAGAAGTTAAAGAAGCTATAAGAGATGAAAAGGTATTAGGCAAAGCATTGCCAGAGAACATTGAAAAGTTGGTTTCTTTTATGGAAGAAACAGGTGGGACAATAGAAGATTATACTCGTTTAAATGCTGATTACTCTAGCATTGACGATGTTACTTTATTAAAAGAGTATTACAAAAAAAATAAGCCTTATTTAGAGTCTGACGATATAGAT